CACCTGCTTTGTCTTGCTCCGAAATCAGCAAGTACCTGTGTTCAAGGACCTTCGTAATTATCTCATCTCCGCCTCACGACCTGATGGTGACTCTCGTCCAGTGCCAATTCGAACTGCTGAAGGTAAACCAGCTTCTCTGCTTTACTGTCACCCCGACACTGGAATCCCCTCCCGTATTGCCATTCCCAATCTTGCACTTAAAGGATCCTGCCTGTATATGCTTCACGAAAAAGGTGAAGAGTATTATTATGCGTCAGGAGCGACTTGGTATTACAACGTACCAACCATGAGTGGCATGTGTGGTGGTGCACTCGTTTCGGAGCATGTAGGCTCGAACGGTGGCATCATTGGATTACATGTCTTTGGTCACCTAAAGGTTATCGCTGGTGGCTCAGATATGTTGTCTAAGGAGATGTGGGACTATGCCCTCAAGGATAAACCCATTGTTCAATCGCTTCCCGATATCAAAGACGATCTTTCAGAATTTGGTATCGAACTGACGTATGATGTCCGTCATAATATCGACATACCGTCAGGAACCGCTTACTACCCTATTGGCAAAATTAACAAACCTGCCCACATCCCAACAAAATCCGATTTAGTACCTTCTGTACTATTCGACAAGGTCTTCAAACATGAGACCGAATTTTCAGTCCTCGACCCAAACGACCCGCGAAACCTGACTCAAAAGAATCCTTATGTTATCGCGGGCCAGAAATTTCACACCCTCCCCCCATTCCCGAAAGAGATTCAGGAGGAAGTCTGGAAGGACACGGCTCGAGAGATAGTTTCGTGCTACAACTCTGCGAACTATCAAGGTCCTATGCGTGTATTGACTGTACACGAAGCCATTAATGGCGTCCCCGGTTTCATTGACCCCATCCAAATGAATACATCCGAGGGATTTCCATTCACAGCAATTCGACCACCCGGCGCTTCGAGTCGAGCATGGCTCTTTGAGTTCACTGGAGAAGATGAGGATGGAAGAAAATTATATTCTCCCACCCCCCTACTCTCTAAGTGGATTAATAGAATCATACTCGCCGCAAAGAACGACGGGGTCTGTGTTCTGAACTTTTTCACAGATTGGCTTAAGGACGAACGGAGGAAGCTCAACAAGATCGAGCAAGGTAAGACGAGAATGTTCTCTGGACATAACATCGCATGGCTCATAGTTTTAAGAATGTATTTTCAATGCATAGATAGTTTCCTCTATCATCACGGTCGAGACATTGGATTCGCTCCGGGTATGGATACCCATGGAGTGGACGCAACGCTTCTCATCAACGCGCTCCTTGAACATCCCCATTTCTCCTGTATGGACGTGTCTGCATGGGACGGAGCCTTTCAAGCGTATGAGAGCACTATGTGTGCTAGAGTGTACATCTATTTAACCAACTTGTTGTACACCTGGCCCAGCGAGAGTGAAAAAGATGCCGAGATCGTGGTCATGGAGACCCTAGTTACTAATATTAATGGTAGGTTTCACGTTTATCTTAACATCATTTACTTTTCCACGAGTGGTATGCCTTCGGGTTCCAAATTTACCACTCCTTGGAACACAATCGGACACCGTAACAGGCAGAAAATGTGTTTCCTGTTCATCATTCGGAATTTAGACTTGTTTGTCAAATCAACCAACATCGATCGCGCAACCGTCAGTTCCTGGAATCTGAACACCTTCCGTGAGAATACTCAGATATTTACTTACGGAGACGACATTGTGGATTCCACCTCCACGATGTTCTTCAAATATTGGAACATCCAAACTCGCGTCAAATGTCTCAATCGATTCGGCTACAAATACACCCCAGCTGATAAGAACGCGACTTTTGGCACTAGTCTCGAAACTCCATTCGAAGATGTTACATTTTTGAAGAGCAACTTCGTCCGGGATACTAGGTTTCCGACGAAATGGCATTTTGCCATGGATAAGATCACGATCCAAGAGTTGACAAATTGGGTTCGTTCTGGAATTGATAGCACCTATGCGTTGCAGTCTAACATCAGAGACGCACAGGAAATGGCGTATGCTCACGGTGAGGAGTACTTTGACGAGTTCACTTCTCTCGTGGAGCGTGCGATTGTTGAGCATAAGGTGCCTATTCATCTTGGAACCTTTGAGTCTTTTGACTACCGGTGGAAACAATCGCACGGTATTGCTGACTACGTTGACTTCGATACTACGGCCTAGAGCACTACCAATCGCCCCTTAGTATATATATTACATTATACGTTCACTCACATAGTTCATGAGATATACACAATTCGACCCCCGTGTACCTGATCGCTGCTCTATGTGTTTTACAAATATTTTTCGTAAATAAACAAAAATACAAAAATCCATAAAACAAATATTATCAATCCTAATTTGATCTATTCGTTGCAAGGGTAAACAGCTAGACTAAAATCTGCTGTAGAACGACGGCCCAAGCTTTTCAGCTTGCGCTTTCGCATCTATAGCGCCACAAAATTTCTTTTATTCGTCA